GACGATCTTCGGCACCGCATGGGTGGAGAACCTGTTGCCCCGCTCAGGCTCAAACGTCCGGGCGGCCTTGATCAGGCCCCACATCGCGGCACCATGCAAATCATCGGCGCCAAACTTGGTGCTCAGGCCCATGCGGCGGGCATAGCAGCGCGCCAGGTTCTCGTTTTCGACGATCAACCGATCGGATTCCGGCGTGCGCTCCGGGAGCCCGTAGGCGTCATCCTCCGGGGCCGCTTCCACCAGCACCGCATCATCCCCCTCGATCGCCAGCAGAGGGGCGTCAGCGGCTTCCATGGGCTCGGCAGCCGGGGCAGCTGCAGCCCGGCCACCGCGGCGCCTCGTGGCCTTCGGGGGTGCCGTCACGACCACCCGTCGCCAGACTGCGCCGCCTGTTGCAGCCGCAGCTCCTCAAGTGCCCTGATGTGATCCGCAGTCATTCCTGGCAGAATTTCAAGGTCTGCGCTCAGCATACTACCCGCACCATGCCCATAATGCACAGTTGAAACGTGCATCGGCCCAGTGCCCATCGTAAAGTTGACGGCCTGGGTGGTGGCGTCCACGAGGTCGTCGTAGGTGCCGCCGGGGAACTCCAACAGCTGGGCGGTGAGCGTCGGGGTCAAGTGGTGATGGCGAGGGAAGAACACTCGGCCCTGGGTGAACTGTGGGGTGCAGGCGTTGGCCCGGGCGGTCTTGCCGCCGTCGGGGGTGATGGCGTGGACGATGAAGCCGGCGGCTGACTGGATCAGCATGTCCACGATGGCCGGGCCGTTGGCCTTGTCCTCAATGGCCAGCTCGCCGAACTTCCACGCCGGCTGGAGCATCTTGATCGTGTCGAGCGTCGTGGAGAAGCTCATCCGGTCGTTCTTCATGTCCAGCAGCCAGAGCCCCTCGTTGGTCTGCCCCCACAGCTGCATGGCCACCATGTCGGCGCCGGGGTTGTCCTTGAACGCGCAGTCCACCGATGCGAACAGGCGGATGAAGCGATCGGGCAGCACCACGTCACCAGGCTCCCCAGGGCGACCCTGCGGGACCCAGAACCTGAACATGTGGGCGGAGAAGATCGTGCCGCCGTCGGGTGCTGGCCGCTGCTGGTAGAGGGCCGCCCAGTCGCGCTCCGGGGTATTGAGCCGCTTCTTCCGGGCCCACTCCTCGTCGTAGCGCTCCGGGTCCAACGCCTCGCCTGGCTCGCGCTCATCCGGCTCGCGGGTCAGGGTGGCCGGCACCGCCGTTTGGATCGGTTCGGCCAGCATCGGCATCTCGATCACGTGCCACGGCTCGGCCGCGTCCGCATCGCCGCTGCGTTCCAACTCCTCCACCTGCTTGATGAGCCAGCCGATCAGGTCGGCCGTCGCCCATCTGGTGTGGGTGATGAGCTTGATGCAGCCGGGCTCTTCCCGGGTGTTGAGCACGCTCGACCACCAGTTGTAGAGGCGGCGGCGATAGGCGGCACTCTCGGCCTCGTCCCGGTTCTTGATCGGGTCATCCACGTTCAGGAAGTGCGCCGGCAGACCCGTGCCGAGGCCCACGCCAGCACCCCAGTACCCACCCAGGGCATTGGCGACCGACCACCGGCCCTTGCCTGCGCTGCTGGGGTCCAGGATCCCGCCAGAGGCCACGAAGTAGTCGCGGGCGTCCTGGCCGAACTCTTGGGCCAGCGTCTGCGTGTGGGCGCCCTGGCCCCAGGTGCGCTCCGGATGCCTCCGCAGGAAGTAGGCGGGCCCGAATCGGCTGAAGATCGTGCTCTTGTAATGCCGCGGCGGCAGCATCAGCAAGGTACGGGTCAGCTCCGCATCAAACACCCGCTGGCCGATCTCTACCAGCCTGGTGGTGTGCCGCGTGAATTGAAACTTGGGGTGAACGTCAAGGATGAAGTCCCCGAAGCTCTTGGTGTAGGGCTCCGGGGGCTTGACGGCAGGTCGCCTGGCGCGTTCCTCAGCCTCCCGAATCTTGGCGTCAATCATCGCCAGCGGCAACGTGCGGCCACCGGCATGACGCAGGATCTGGGAGGAGTGGCGGCTCATTTAGGGGCGTCAAGGATTGGCATGGCCATGCAGGAAAGGGTTTGCGGTCTGATCTGTGTGCGAATCCGCCCGGCGTGCTGCGACCGCATAGCCGGCGATGTCGCGCCAGTGCTCCGGGTCATGTGGATTCCGGCCTGATAGGACCCTGGCGATCTTGTGCATGATCACCTCAAGCGCTTCGCGTTCACCGGCCGTCAAGTCGCGCCAGTTCTTGCTGCCACGCATAAGATTCTTAAAGCCTTGGCTCAACGTGCCGACAGCTTCCATGCCGCCGTGTTGTTCGTCTCGATTTGGGATGTCAACGTCCATTTGCTGGTTGGGGGTAAAAGCGGTGCTTCCCGCTGTTGGATTATAGCCTATTTGGGGGGTTGTTTCTGGGTTATGGCTGCCTCTCCCCTTTGTCGGCGGCGGGCACCGGGAGCGCCCAGTGGGGGAGCCAGTGGGTGTAATTGCCCTGGTAAGTGTCGAAGTACCAGGCTCCTTCGAGCCATCGCCAGCCGTCTGTATGAGGCTCAAACCACCAGCACTCACCTGTCGGGTGAATGGTGTCGTTCGCCTCCGGCGGCCGCTTGCTCACCGGCACCGGCTGCACCGCAGCGCCGCCCCAGCGGGCAAGCACGGCGCGGGCGAAGACGACTAGATCGACTCCATAACCTTTATCTAGCTCATCGCGGAGCCGCACAACCTCCATGTAGGTCGGCTCCACCGCCTCGCGGGTGGCGGCCGGCGGGGTGGCGTAATTGCGCCAGGTTTGCAGCACCCGGCGGATGCGTGGTAGCTCCTCAGCGGCGCGACGCTCGGCCCACGCCAGATCGTCGCCGGGTTCGCGCTCTGCGTCGCCGATGTCCGCCAGTGCTGCCTCAGACCACACCAACGCCTGAATCAGCTCCGGCGGCACGATCGGCGCGGTTGGACAGCTACAAGCGCCGGGAAGCGGGCAGCCGCGAGGCTCCAGGGGTGGGGCCGGCGGGGTGGCCAGGGCGGCGTCGGCGCGGAGTAGCACGTCGGGCGCGATGTACTGTGTTTCGCCGGCCCCTACGGCCATCACTAGGTAGACGTTCTCCAAGTCATCCCGCAGCTCCTTGCACAACGCCCTCCAGTCGGGCGCGGCCGGCAACGGCGTGGTTGTGGGGGTTGGGTCAGTCATTGGGCGTCTCCTTGGGTGTGTGTTGGGGTGCCCCGCCGTCCAGCTCGGCGGCGATGGCGAGGATCTCGGAGCGCTTGATCATGCGCGATAGCAGTTCATCGATGCCGGCATCGTCCCCTGAGCTGTCCCATGTCGGGCAGATTTCTTCGGGAAGCGTCTGCTCCACCAGGGCGCGGATGGCGGCGGCGGCCGTATGGCATTCCAGTGGCCAGGCCATGTCACGCACAGGGCCTTCTTGATAAAGCGATAGCACTGCATCTTTCACCGCCTGAGCGGCGGGGGAAAGCGGGCGGGGAGTGGTCATCGCCGCGCCTCCCGCTCAAGCTCGGTAGCAGCGCAGCGATGACCCATGCTGCGCAGCCATTGGGCCACCGCGAGGAGTACGGCGCGGGCCATAGTGTTGGTAGCGACTCGATCGAATTGATGCCCCAGAAGGCCCCTGATCCCCTCCACCAGCCCCCCATCGCCCGCCGGGGCCTGGTTGGGCTCGGGCTCGGGGGTGGGCTCCGCCATCGGCTCACGGATCGCCCGGCGCAGGGTGTGAGGATCTCAGGGATCACGATGGGGCGCAGGCTGTCCACCATGTCCAGCGCGATGCCGTGCAGCGTCTGGGGGTCGACCGGCTCGGGCTCGGGCGTTGAGTCGTCAAGGATTCCTTGACTGCTGCCCTGCTCGGCGCGGCCGGCGGCTAGGCCATGCTGGAAGCCGTGGTCCCATACAAAGCGCAGACCTTCCCCGGTGCTCCTGCCGTCGTTGATCCACATCGCCACCAGCTCCTCATCCGACAGATCAGCGATGAGCTGATCTTGCAAGCCCTGGCGGAGAGGGTCGTGCGGGAGCTGGAGTACGCCGGTCGCGTCGGGGTGCGACAGGATCGCTTCCGCTAGTGCTGCGGCTCCCAGGTTGTGGGCGCCATCAACGCTACGGATGATGGCCGCCAGGGATAGGACGGCATCTGCATCAAGCTCAGGCGGGGTGGCCATATAGACAGGCGTGCCCGCTCTCACGTACTCGCCAGTCTGATTCCGCACAAGGACGCGATCGGGAGCCGCCTCCAGCGCCGCCACGCGGTCGCGGAGTTCGCGGATGGTGCGCATTGAATGGGCATCCGTTATGCCTCCGGCCCATTCAATGTAGGCCCAGTCTTCATCTGTTGCCTTAAACAGTTTGTCTGCCATGGGTCTGTTGGGGGTTGGGTGAGCACAAGCCGCGTGCAGCGGCCGATGGTGAGCGCCAGCGGTGGTCAGGCTGGGGTCGCTCGGTTGAAAGCATAGCCTAGGCACGGCGAAAGGAGGGTTGGAAAGGATGAAACCAACGCAGTCGGTGAGCATCCCGCCGGTGCCGCATGCCGGAGGGTACTCGTCAGTGGCGCCCAGGCGGTTAAGGATAACGCGTGGTGGGTACCAGGTCATGCTGCGGCCTTTGTGTTGCGGGTCTTCGGGCGCCGGTGTTGTTCCGGCAGTACCTGGCCCTTGATGCGAGCGTAGCGGGCGTTCACGGCACCCCATACCTCCTTGTCAAGAAACTCAAAGTGAACGGTGCCCTTCTTGAATGCCTTGAAGCGGAAGAATCCCCACTCATACCATTCACCAGGCCAGAATATACCATCCTCCGGCTTCTTGGGCTGGCTAACCTCGTCGTAGTTTCGGCCGGTGATAAAACAAATTGCCTTGATCAGGTCGCGGATCTCATCGCTCTGGCTGCCGTAGCCCTTGATGTTGACCCCCCTGCCGCTCCAGCATAGCTCGGCCATGTAGCTGCGGATAAAGCGAAAGTTCAGCATATAGCCTGAGTTTGTTACCCAACCTTCCACGCCATAGCGGTTTTCTTTCGTGTGCTTCGTGAGGCTATCAATTGCCTCCTCTACTGCCCGATCGATCCGCTGCTCCTGGGTACCGGCGACAATCTGGAGCATCCGGTAGATGTTCCGTTCGGTGAATGGGATCTTGCTTTGCTCTTCTACAAACCGGTTGATGTCTTTCGCCAGCTGGCTGGTGGCCATCTGGGCCGGCAGGAACTCATCGAAGACGTGCTTCCATGCCTGCTTCTGCAGATCCTTCCTGAAGCGGTTGTAGGTGACCGACTGGCCCTCGATCGTTACCTGCAGGCCAAGCTCCTTGCCGAAGAACCCATCGAGCACGGTGCGAAGCTCCACGCCGGCTGCCACCTGCTTGCGGTAGATGCGGCACGCCTCGACGTAGCGGTTCACGATGTCGCGGCTGCGCCGGTAGGGGATGATGCCCTCGCCCTGTGCCTCGATGTCGTCAGGCCCCAGGAAGAACCCATCGAACTCATCAGCCCCGCTTACACGTTGGCCCGGCTTGGTGAGGCGCACCAGGCCGACGCTCACCCTGGTGGGCCGCTCGGCGGTGTTGAAGCACTCGCCGAGGCTGTCCTTGCTGCCGTAGGCCTCGATGAGCTTTGCAACCTGCAGCTGCAGGCCGCGGTAGTGGCCCTCGATGGTGTTCCAGTTGGCGAGCGACACGATCTCGCAACCGGGCGGGGCGATCTCCCAAGCGTGCAGGATGTGGCGCTCGTCCGCCGAGAAGGGTGGGTTCATCACGATCAGGTCAACGTGGCTGATCTGATCTGCTGTGACGGCCAGCCAGTCGTTGCCGATCATGTGGCCGCCGGTGATGCCGGCGAGGATGGCCCGCAGCTTCGGCTCAGGCTCGACCATGAGCACTTCGGTGGCGCCGCGTTCCAGGCAGGCCTGCACCAGGTTGCCGCTGCCGGCGGAAGGCTCGACCACCACCTTGCCCCGTAGGTCAATGGGGTCAAGCATGGTGGCCGCCACCTCTGGCGGGGTGGGGTAGAAATTGTTGTTAAACATCAGCCCTCCATCTGCCGTTCTGCCGTCGCGATGCTGTCCAGGTGGCGCAGCACGGTGGCGGTAGGGCTTTGGGGCTGGAGCTGATTCAGCTGCACGGCGATCAGCGTTCGCCAGTGGCTGTCGCGGGCGGCGGTGGCCTCTGACCAGATGGCGGACTCCTGGCGGGCCAGCACGAAGGCTTCGAGGCCTTCGGCCAGCTCCGCCTCCCGACGGCTCAGCTCAGCCTCACGCTCGGCCAGCTCCTTGGCGGCGGTGGCCATCTCTTCCAGGGTGGCGCTGAGCTCTCCGATGGTGGTGGTGCTCATCGCCCTACCCTCCCTGGCCGGTTGCCGGCGAACACCATCCGCAGCCGCTCCCAGCGCTCTGCGGCAGGCTGCCGGCGGCGCTGCACCTGCTGCTCGTTGGCGGCCAGCGGCTGGGGCAGGATCTCCAGTTGGTAACTGGGGCGCCCACGGGCACCGCTGAGCACGCGGACCACGCCGAGGGCGCGAATGCCGGCCATCCGACGGCTCACTCCATGCTGCTCGGTGCGCCACAGGGCACACAAGCGCTCGGTGCTGATCTCGCCGGGGCACAGCTGCAGCTCAAACAGCTGCAGGAAGTCCAGGATCGCCCGGTCGTGCCGGGGGTCGTTGTTCATCCGCCACCTGAGGCGGTCAATCGAAATCGACGCGAGCGGAAAAGCCGCCCGGTCACTGATGATCGTCATTGGGCTCTTGCTGGTTGGCACCCTCCGGCAATGCCGGCGGTGTTTTTTGAGTATATCCCATGTCTTCCTGCATCGCAAGCATAGCTTCAAGCCTTTCCAGTAGCACCTCCACGCCCACGGCCTGGCCCCAGTTCTCGCGGCCTTGAGTGCCCATGGCGGTCGAGGCGCTCGCCAGGCGCTGCAGGCTCATGGTCGCCGTGGCCAGCTGGTTCTCAACGGCGTTCTCCAGCTTCTGCAGGGCCGCCACCATCTCCGCCGGTGCGTCCGGGTCAGCCTTGGCCTTCGCGCTGATCTCGCCCAGCCGGGTCACCAGGTCGAGCACGTGGCTGCTGAGGCGCACGAAGGCGTCGTTGAGGCCCTTGGCGGACTTGAGCTGGCGCTTGCCGAGGGAGAGGATGGCGACGCGGTACTCCTCCTGGGCGGCGAGCGATCCGCGTTGCAGGGGGAGGACAATCTCGGGGGCATCCACGTCGAAAGGCGTCTTGATCGTCGAGGCGTCCACCAGCACGGCCACCGGGGGCGGGAGCTTCGGGGCCCGATCGCGCACCACCTCCGCAACCTCGAAGATCGGCGGCGGGTCAGGCAGTGGCGGGGCGTTCTCGATGCAATGGCGATCGAACAGGCGCGTGCGCTCCTCCCAGTTGCACTTCTTGGCCAGCTTGAAGATGGCGACGACGCTGACCTTGGCCGCCTTGGCCACGTGGGTCAGCGTCCGTGGCTTGGGCGCTTCCAGCCACATCACGAAGCGTCGGTACTGCTCCTCTGACTCGGTGATGCCGGGTGGCAGGCCGTGGCCGTGGCTCCAAGGGTTCAAGGTATCTCGGGGCCCGGTTTAACCGCGGGTGCAAAGTGGGCCAATTTTAACCCCCAGTGGACTCGCAATAAAAGCCGCTTACTGAGAAACCCTGTCCTGGCCTGGGGTTTAACCTGGTTAATCCGGTTAAAATCGGCCTGTTTAACCTCCCGCTGCTATGGTGGGGCTGTCTCGGTGATGCCCCCGGGTCAGAGCCGAGGAAAGCTGGTCAAGGCGGTCCACGACTGCCGCTGGCCACAAAAAAGCCCAGAGGGCGCTGACCCGCTGGGCTGACTGAAACCATGCACGAGGACCCTACATGACCACACGCAACACGGCAACCACTCCAGCGGCCAAGCCCCCTGGCTTTACCGCGCTGCCGAACTGGATGCGCGGACGGTTCACGCCCAACGAGCTCGCGCTGATCTGGTGCATCCAGTCCTATTGCCCCACCGAGCGGCCGTCGGTTGGTCGGTTGGCTGAAGATGCTGGGCTGAGCGTCGCGTCTGTCGGTCGGTTGATGCGGGTGCTGGAGCGCGATGGCGTTCTGTGCCGTGTGCACCGATTCGACGAGCACGGAGCACAGTTGGCCAACGGGCATGAAGTGCGGATCTGGAACGAGGGCGCCGAAGCTGCCACCCGCGGCAGGCGCGGCTGATTGATTGCCAAGAAAAAACCCGGACGTGACTCCGGGTCTGTGTGCTTCCAATTTCCACAACAAGGATTCTACATGACGACAGACACAACAGGCAACAGCGGCCAGCCGGCGAAGGTGTTTCGTCGGCCGCACGTTCTGATGCCTCTCGACTTGCTGGAGGCGACCAGAAACAAGAAAGCCATCTCCCACGTCTACATGTGGCTTTGGCATTACGCGGGCGAGGCGGACAAGGCGTGGCCGGGGACCGAAACGCTGGCGAAGAAGGCCAAGGTCAACGTCCACGACGCACGGGCCTCGATCACCTGGTTGGCTGACCGCGGCTACATCGTGAAGCACGAGCGCAAGGGGTTCACGGCTGTCTACGAAGTCCGCAGCGAGAGCGCGGCTGTCCGCAGGTCGGTGGGCGCCGCAGATCAGCTGCCGCGGCGCAAGCGGTCCGAACCCGAGGGGGTGGGCTCAAATGAGCCTGGGTGGGGGGGCTCAAATGAGCCGGGCTCAAATGAGCCGAGGGGGTGGGCTCAAATGAGCCCCCGATCAAGAACCAAGGAACAAGAAGAACTAACCCAACAGCCAAACCCCCCTTTGATTCCCCCCGTGGACCGGGGGGACACCCCGCAAGCGGGGCCCGGTTCGGGTGGCCCTGCGGAAAAACGCCCCACAAGGGCCAGGAAGCCCCCCCAACCGCCCACTGACACGCAGCAGACCCCGCAGGCCCCTTCCTGCGCCCCTGAGGCGCCTCTGGCGAGCGTTGCGGCTCCCAGTTCCAACCCGGTCGCGGAAGCGGCTGCAACGCCCACCCCGAAGCGCTCCCCGGCGGCGCGGGATCCGTTCGCGTCGAAAACCCTGCCGGCGACAGCGATCCCGGACGATCTGCTGGACTGCCAGCAGCTGCTCGGCGAGTGGTGGCAGGTGAAGGGCCGGGGCCGCACCCGGGTGGCGTTCGATCGGGCCTGCACCATGCTGCGGCGATACCAGCCGGCGGAGCGGGCGCGGATGCTTGAAGCGGCCGTGGTCGGCGGCTGGCAGGGCCTGCACGAGTTGAAACAAAGCCCGATGGTTTCCACCGGCGGAGCTTTAGGCTATGGTGACCGCAAGCTGACGCCCGCCATGCAGTCCACGCTGGATGCCATGGCCATCACACGCGGCGAGCGGCCTGGTTTTTCCGCAGTCTTTGGCCCCCATGCAACATGATTGAATCTGAACACTTTTTTGCAGCGCTGCACGTGCTGTCCGAGGTGCTGCCGTACCAGAAGCAGCTGAGCCCGGAGACCCGCGGCGCCCTGTGGGAGCTTTTCCCTCCGGAGGCGAAGCGCGACCTGACCCCGGCCGACCTGCAATGGGCCGTGAGCCAGCGGCTGATCGATCCGAACCCACCACGGGAGATGGCGGTGAGCTTCGTGTTCCTGCACTACCTGTATCCCAAGCGCGACGGCTGGCCGGCCTTTGATGCGGGCCCCCGGCGGCTGGATCCGCAGGCGGCGGTGCGGGATGAGCGGAAGGTTTTCAGAGCACCTTCGGAATGCCTGTCGATTCGGGGGGTGCTTGGCGAGGCCGAGTCGCGACCCATCATTGCGGCGAGCAGGGCCAGCCTCATCCCCATCCACAGCGGCGGAGAGGGCCCTGACGGCCCGATCCCCCCGGTCTGGACCGAACCCAACTGGCAGGGAGGTGCCGGCCGTGGCTGATCACTCCCTTGGGTTTCCGCCGGGACGCTACCGGGACATCCCCACGCCAGTCCTTCGCCCCCGCTTCGAGGTGGGCCAGCTCTGGCAGTGCCAGGCCAGGGATACCTGGCGGGTCATCGGCGCCAGCGCTGACGGGATGATCGCCACCCTGCAGGTGCTGGCCTATGCAGGCCGCCGTACCGATGGCTACGCCACCATGCAGATTGACCAGCGGGAGTGGCTCACTGCTGCCCACTGGTGCACCGTGCCCGAGGTGCGGCTCATGGGCGGGGAGGTGCTGCCGTGAAGGAGCGACCGATCATTTTCAGCGCCCCCATGGTGCAAGCGATCCTGGAGGGCAGGAAGACGCAGACGCGGCGGGTGGTCAAGCATCAAGACGAGGTGAGGCAAACCAGTGATGGGATTCAGCTTTGGACCGGGTTTATGGGGTGGCAGCCCATGAGCGAAGCGGTCAGCTTGTGCCGCCACGGCGTCCCAGGCGATCGGCTGTGGGTGCGGGAGGGGTTTGCTCGCGTTCCAGCCACGGCATACCGCTGCAGCACCGGGGTCCATCAAACCGCTGATCCTGGTGATTCCGATATGTGCGTGGTCTACCGGGAGGGATGGGAGCGGAGTTTGCCGGGTGGCTGGCGCTCACCGATCTTCATGCCCCGATGGGCAAGCCGCATCACCTTGGAGATCACCGAAGTGCGCATCGAGCGGCTGCAGGCGATCAGCGAAGCCGATGCAGTGGCAGAAGGTTCAACCATGAGGCCATCTTGCAATGGCTTTCGCCATGCAAACCCAGGCTGGAGCATGGACTGGAGCAGGGTTGGCGAGTTTTCGCGCTTTGCGACAGCCGCACAGCGTGGTCAAAAGGCTCCTTTGACAGAAGGTGACATTTCGCTTACAACCGCTAGATTTGCCTTCGCTAACTTCTTTGACCGCATCCACGGCGCCGGCTCGTGGGACACCAATCCATGGGTGTGGGTTATTGAGTTCAAAAAAGTGGAGACAGTCGAATGACCCAACTCTTTGAAAAACGCGGCCGCCGCTACTTCCCGTGGGGCAACGGCGGAACGTTTGACATTGACCACGACGGCATGGCCATCGGCGAGTTTCGCCTGATCCACTGCCCTGAGCCCGGCCACTACCGGTATCACACGAATGTGACCCCCGATCGCGCTGCTTTCTTGGCAGCTGCGGGAGAGGCGCAGCACGCGATGGAGAAGGCGATGGCTGCAGCGGCTGTCGCTAAGCCGCAACTGGCCATGGGTGAAAAGCTGACCGCAGAGCAACTGGCGATCGTTGATCGCTACCGCGCTGAGATGGCCGCGACGGGTGCGCTGCTGCCGCGTTTTTGGGTTCATGCCAGCGCGTCGGAAATCGCTCAGGCGGGGATTGATGCGGTGCGGGATTGGAGGATGGAACCATGAACCGCCTTTACATCGGCGTGGGCCCACTACTGGCCGGGATGGTGGCGAAGGGGCTGATGACGTTGGAGCAGCTTGATGTGCCGACGCCGCGGTGGATGGATGAACTGGAGCTGATGACCCAGTACCGGCTGATGGGTGGCAAGCCGCCGCCGGAATGGCGCAACACGGCCCGCGATTGGATCGAGGCGCACCCGGCGGACTGGGTGGCGCTGCAGGCGCTGCACGCGGATGCCAAGGCCCGGCGGGAGGAGTACCGGCAATCACGGCGGGGGGTGGTCCGGCTGGCGGAGGTGCCGGCGACCCCCGCGAAGGGGTGGGTGGATTCTGATGACCTTGTGGAGTTTGAACCATGACAAATTCTTTCACTCTTCACCTAGGCGACTGCCTTGACGTGTTGCGCACGATGGAAGACAACAGCGTGCACGCGATCGTCACCGATCCGCCTTATGGATTGGCCTTCATGGGCAAGCGGTGGGACTACGACGTGCCCAGCGTGGAGATCTGGGCGGAATGCTTGCGGGTATTGAAGCCTGGCGGGCACCTGCTGGCGTTCGCTGGCACGCGGACGCAACACCGGATGGCGGTGCGGATTGAGGATGCGGGCTTTGAGATTAGGGATCTCATCATGTACTGCTATGGATCGGGATTCCCGAAGTCGATGGACGTGAGTAAGGCGATTGATCGGGCGGCAGGGGCGGAGCGGAAGGTGGTGGGCCAGTACGTTCACCCTGCAACAGGCAAGCATCACGGCGATTTCCGCACCGATGGAGACCGCGCCTCCTATGGATCTTTTTCTATGTGCGAAGACTCCCGTTCCATCACCGCCCCCGCCACCCCCGAGGCCCAGCAGTGGGCCGGCTGGGGCACTGCGCTAAAGCCCGCCCTGGAGCCGATCACCATGGCCCGCAAGCCCTTGGCCGGCACCGTGGCCGCCAACGTGCTGGAGCACGGGACTGGGGCGCTGAACATCGACGGCTGCGGGGTGGGTTGTGAGCCTTCGCCATCGGTCAAGCGCAGGGAGTCTGCCGCTCCAGGCGCTTCGGTGGGGGCGACAGGCTGGGAGACTCCGGCCAGGCCCGCTTGCTACAACGAGCAGCGACCCGGCGAGCAGCTTGGCCGCTGGCCCGCCAACCTGATCCACGACGGCAGCGACGAGGTGGTGGGGTTGTTTCCGGAGACGACCAACGGCGGGGCGAACATCAACCAGACCAGAAAGGCCGGCAACGCAACCAACATTCTGTCTGGTACTGGCCTAAGCAAGCCGTCCAACCTCGCCTACGCAGGCG